TAACTTGGGGCGACCTTGTAATTGACAAGGCCCCAAATAAACGTAACTGTCTATTGCAGTACCGTCATCTGATTTAGATGGGGTATCGTAATCAAACTTGCGAACATACCCATCTTGACCGCCAAGGAGAACTGTACGGTCAGATGCGGCATCCCCATCAAAAGTATGAACACTAACAGGATTCAATGTGTTGCTTCCAAATTTATCAGGCCACCAACTTTGATTACGAACATCGTAGTAATAGTTAGTAGTTGCTCCGCCACCAAGCGGCGTTAGAAACACATAAAAACCACGTTCTCGGTCAGACCAAACCATACGCACTAATGTAGTGTTAGCATTGTATTGATTCATTCTGTCCTGAATTTGTTGCTCAGTTATATTTACCGGAGCTTGTCCGGGTTGCATTCGATAAACACCACCACGACTGCCAAAAAAGAAAAGAACCCCTTCAGGGGATTTGCAATATGGTCTACCAAATGGGGCACCAATGCTAGAACTAATAAGGTCAAAACGACCACCAGCAGCAGGGTCACCAGTCATTTGCCAAATGCTATGGTCGCCAAAAATAATAAGTATGTCGTCACTGTAGGGACACATAGCATTAACAATATCTTGCGACTTACCAGCTTCTGCGTTATTACCAGCAACAGCTTGTGTTTGTGTCTGCACAGATGGGGAGTAGTTCCAATTGTTTGGGTCTCCCACTGCTGACATAAACCAGTTGTGAGGGTCACTACTAATGCCACTCATGACAATGCGACCGTTCCAAGATTCAATAAGTCTTGGTTCATTTCCGCTATCGACAGGAAGAGAGCCTGACGATGCTGTCCATGTAGCTACCGTATTTGTAGAAGCAGTCCACTTTTTAACACTGGCACCATCGGCAAAATAAACAACGCCGAACATTTCAGCACTAAAAACTGCAGGCACAGCAGAAGACAACGCACCGCTACCGTTGGTTGCTGTAGTAAAGCCACTAGTTGTAACTTTAGCTACAGTACCATTGGTAACTGCGTAATTGTAGACAGTACGCGCACCCACTTCTGTTTGGTCAGAAGGAGTGTCCCTACCTACTACTTGGCCGATGTCTTGGACTTTGCCGTCTGCGGTTCTAGCGTTTACATATTTTGCTAACCCAGCACGCTGCCCACCTCGGGCGCGTCCCGTGCCGGGGTCATAAGCTCTAACATTTTGGCAATCAACAGTGCTACCACGAGGTTGCGTTTCATAACCTAATGATTCAACAAGTCCTTTCGTCGGCCAAGGCATATCAAACCTTGTCCGATTACGACCCATTAGCTCATCGCTGCTCCGTTGTTAGCAACAGGAGACCAGACAAGTGCAGCACCTTTGTTAATGCTCATAAGCACAAGTAAGTCACCGGCATCAGCCATGGTCGCAGTGGTTTCTGTTCCAGCACCACTATTCAGAATTTCGCTTCCTGAACCAGTGATAGCTACGTCACCACCGTCAGTCTTAAAACAGATAGCAATAATAATACCTGCTCTCGCTGGGGATGCTATCTTTCGTGTTTCAGAAGCAGCAGTAACAACGGAACAAATGCCAAGTGTTCTATCGACAGGAATTGTTCCACCGTTGCCGGGGTCTACAATTTCCAATCCGGGTTCACGAGCTAGTTGCTGTAAAATATTATGTCCACTCATTTAAGTTCTCCTATGAGCTTGTGAGGTGCAGGTCTACAACACCTGCGTTATTTCCAAGTAATTTAATGTAGGCAGCACCCTTTAATTCGGCGGGTAACGGCCAAGCCTTTTCAACAGCTACTGTATCTTGCACAGCACCTGAAGCGTTCTTAAGTTCGTAATAAGTCCCACCCTCTGTAGATGAAACATAGTAGTTAAGTGTTGTTGTAGGGCTTGATGAATCGGGATGCAGAATCACTACACCTCCGGTGAAGCCCTTAAAAACGATAGGGTCAGAATCATCAATACTGGCCGCTACGGTAATTGATGTAATTACATCATTTTGTGGTGTGGTATACATGTTTCACCTATGGATTAACGTCTGAGTAATAACTGCCATTGTACTTAACAATGTCACCATTCATCGACCTGTTTTCTGCTTCTGAAATTGCACGACCATCACTACGGTCTGCGTTGTAACCAAGATACTCTGGGCTTTGAAGAACCTTGTCGTAACTAACTGAAGCTGCTAATCGTTGTTGAAATGCCGCATTGTGTATGCCAGCATTGTTGTCGATACGAGCTTCAGATATTGCTAAGCAAGATTCTAATATAGTTTCAGCATGAGCCTCACCGCCTAATGGGTAAGGGTAGCTGGCAGTTAACTTTCCGGGCAGGGCGTGATAACGATACGAAAGAGTATACGCCGTATCAGGTGTAGGGTATAACATCAATTCGAATCGTTGCCCATTGGAGCCATCGCTTGTCTTTGGTCTTACTGCGTAGAGTTTTGGGTCAGACTTAACTGTTCCATAATCCCTTTGCTTTAAGATTCTAATGCGATGTTCTCCCGTTAGTTCAATAGGGAACCACCTATTGTCAGCAGAGGCATAGGTCATAATACCTATCATGCCACCAAAGTTAGCAGAAAGCTGATAAGTATCAGTGCCAGCTACGGTCGTGAGGGTCGTAGTTGGCTCTAAGAAACTCCACTTGTGGCTTAACCTGTCTCCCATCACCGGCGTGGGATGGTAGAACTGACGTAACCCGGAATTTATTATTTCATCAATTTGTGCTAACTCATCGGTAGACCAATTAGATGAATCACGTTCACCTAAATAATGCCAACCAACATCCTTGCGGAGCTGAGTTAGGTTGATTGATAAAGTTGATTCTGTACTTGTGTCAGCAGGACTTCCAATAGTCTTAATATTAAAACTAACAGGCACTGCGTTTGTATGAGTAAACAGAAGGCCAATTACAGCCCCATTCATTTCTGCTGCTGTTAGATTGACGCTGTATTGGCCGTTGCCTTCTTCTGCAATTGAACCTGCAATGCTGGCTTGAGTGCCACCATCTTTAGTTATAAATTTGCCAATTGCACTGGCTACGCCTGTAAGGGCAGCACCAGTAGTCTTGTTTACAAGACCAAAGGTAAACCCTGTTACAGCTTCGTTTCTAACAAAACTCATTTAGTTGTAACTTTCTTTTTGACCGGAGCTTTGCTTTGGCTTTTTGCAACTGAAACAATTGCAACCTGAACTTCCCAAGGCAATGGGCCACTGGCTCGTTTGTGATAAATTTCATGGGCTTCATTAAGAGCTTTCTGCTGTGCAGCATTCAAGCCTCCTAATACATCCCTTATTTCATCTGAAAGAATCTGTATGTGTTTGTGTTCTTCTGGCATTTTCCCCTCCAATTAAAGTAAGGGTGTAGCCAGAGAATACTGACTACACCCTACTTTAGACTAACAATTAGTTGTCGATTTGCTCAACCTGATAGCAAGCAACCCAGTCAATGTGCATGATTGGGTCAGTTGTTCCAGAGCTGTGGCAAACAAAACTAGGCGTCATAGCCACGATTGGAATATTCGTGGTAATGGCAGCCTTAGCTACACCGTTTACATACGGAGTAATCTTTGTCAGACCATCAATGACAAACCCAACTTTGACGTAAGTTCCATCTACTACAGTGTGAACTGCAGCAGTAGAACTTCGTGCGGTTGCTTTTTCACTATGGATTCCCATGGCAGTCGAATTGATTGCCTCAAATCCAACATGATTTTCTGAAGAGTTTGCAGCACTAGCAAACAAACTTGAGTCAACTTCAGACAACCCAGCAAAAGCCTGAACAGTTGTTGAGCCAATGTCGGCTAACTTAATGCGAGCTTCATAATAGATTTTCGCATTAGCGTTCGGGATAAAGCTGGCAGCAGCAATGCCGTTACCGCCCAATTGAATCTGCGCACCTTGGTTGTTAGTTGAGCTGGCAGAATCCAGCAACAACACACCACCTTTGGCGGCAGGGTCTTGAAGAGCAGTACCAGCAGTTGCTTGAGTAAGAAGCCACTGCCCAACCTGAGCGGCATCGGAACCATCAGCGGCTCCACCACTTTCAGCTATAGCTATGGTTGTTGACAAAAAGTCATCAATGATTCCAAACCCTTCACTAACTCCACCGACTGCTAATTCAGCCAATGGAGCCTGTGAAAAGATGTTTGGAGAGAGGCCACGCAATTCCTTGCCTACGCCTCGTTGCGGTTTAAGGTATAAATCACCCATCGTTATAAACTCCTTTCTGAGTTAATTAGGCTTGGTAGCCAACAAAGAGTTTACGGCGGTTGTAACACACAAAGTTACCCCATGTGTCCATATGGACTTCACGGACAGTGTGCTGCTTTGCTGCTTCCTTAGGAGCGTGGCGAAGCATCTCACGGCCTTGCTTGAAGAACCATTTGAATACACGGTGATTTACTCCGTAGAACGGATTGGAACTGTCGTTGTTCTGAAGGTAAGGAACCCAAATAATTGGATTACCCTTCAGGGTCACGGCACCAGCATACTTGGCAAGGTCAACACCGAGGTTGTCATTGCGAGATTCAAGTAGCTTTTCCAAGCTCGACTGCACGTTGTAAGTTGTGTAGAACGCCCAATCAGAATCGGACTTTCCACCACCTAGTTCAGCGTACTGTTTAGGAGCCATAAACTGAGTAAACTCGCACGCTTTACGTGCTTTCTCTACTAAGTCATCTCGTGAACCAGCACTGGTGTAGTTAAACGACCAGTTCTTCCAGTTTGGTACATCTGCTACAGCAATGCCACCAGCACCAGACGAGAACCCAGATGGGTCTCCACCAGTAAATCCACCAGCAGGAGTTGTTGCAGACTTCTGAATCCAAAAAGGAATACCAGATGGATTGCGAGGGGATTGAGTTGACGATGCAGGTGCGCTCCAAAGAGCAGTCTCCATCAACTCGAACCAATCGTTGTACATCGAGTGTTCACGAATTTGAAGTTCACGAATAATAGTTTCACGGTCAGACTGTAGAGCATCTTCGTCTACGTCATATGAAAAGTTGACCGTACTTTTAGTCCACTGCTGCTTTGCTTCAGTTGTTAAATCTTTAACAGAAGTAGCATCTACGCTATACAGTTCACTAAATTTAGCTGTACCAGTGTTGCTAGTTTGAACCTTCCAGTTCAACTGAACACCACCACGTACAGGCTCACGGGTATTTCCACTCAAAAACTTCTGTGCAAAAATGTGGTGTTGCTGGTCAAGAGACAAGTCAATCCACTTCTTCTTCTTGAACTGGTCAAGAGTAAGATTTACGAAGTCATCGAGTTGGTCTGGTAGTAATGCCATACCTCGATTTCCTTATATAAAATTACAGACTTCCATTTTCCCGAAGTGCGTTTTCATAAAAGTCCCTAAGAACCGGATTGTCTACTGGGTCGTCACTTGCCGCAGGTGCGGGCTGACTACTCAAAGACGCTCCAGAACCAAGTCGTCTTGCCGAAGCTGCACGTAATCGGTCGTTGGATTTCTGAACTGATTGTTGTTGAATTTGATTATGAAAAGTCATGTGATATGCCTGCTGAACTAAATCGTCCATAGCAGGAACATTCATGCCTTGTGCCTGATAGCCTGTTGCAAGTAAAGTCGCTTGGTCGTAAACTTGCTCCATGTTTTTAGCTGCTTGACTATTAGGTTCAATAGACAAATAATCTGCTTCACCAAACAATTCGTTATTGCCTAGCTTTTTTACAGAGTTGCTAAAAGTATCTATCTGGCTTTGAGTATTATTTACCATCTCTTGCTCGTGCAATTGATTTACATAATACTGTTGCGAATCAATAACTTGATTAAGTCCATCAATACGCCCATCGTAATGCTGTTGCATATTCTGAGCTAATTTATTAATAGACTCTCTAAGTCCTTCATCGTATTCATCGCCTAAATCAATATTAAACGATGGCTCACCATATTCTTCTGGATTTTCATCAACAGAATCAGCTTGTGAATACTGCTGCTGCTCATACCATTGATTCCATTCCTGCAATTGCACTTGCTTTTGACCAATAGCTTCTAGTGCGTTTACAAGAGCTTCGTCTGAACTAAACTTGGTCGGGTCTAGTCCATGATACTGAGCTGCTTCATTGAGTACCTCGGTTGTGTACCCTGTATCGGTGGATTGCTCAACACCGCTACCTACATCTTCAGATGTATTTTCGTAATTTCCAATATCAGATTCTACTTCCTCAGAAGTTTCTTCTACATTGTATTCTTCGTTTACCTCGTCAATAACCGACATATCATCGTCAGTTAATTCAATTACTTCTTCTTCTTCGCTCATAATCCCCTCCTAAAAACTCCGGGGTGCGCCGTCACTGTAACCAGCATCACGGTCATATAATCCCCGGTGGGCTAAATATTTAGCTCGTTCATTCCTGCTGGAAAAAACTGCTGTACCATCATTAGTAAAGTCCACCCCAGTAAAACCATGGTCTTTGGCATCCTGCCTAAACTCATTAGTTTGACTGGAGTGGACTGACGCTGCCACACTAGACAAGCCCGAAGACCATCCATTGGCACCGAAGTTCCTATCCACTTTTTTTTTGTTCTCTTCACCAAATTTAGGTGCTGGCTCATCATGCCAATCAAGAACACCTTCTTTATTGCGGTAATAATATTTCTTAAGAAGCATTAGTATTTTTTGCTCCTAACTTTCTTTCCGCTTTTCTTAGCTGCCTTTCGAGCTTTTGCTTTTCCAGCTTTAGTGTAGGCGTATTTTTTTCCATTTACAGTTGGCATAGTTTTCTCCTTAGCCTGCGGGCTGTCGCCCCATCATATTAATTTGCTGGTCAGTCGGTTGACTGCCAGCTAAAACTTGTTGCATTACATTTGCTCTAGCACCAGAAGTTCCTCCAGTTGGAACAGTTCTTCTAATGCTCTCCTTAACAGCGACCTGAGGTTTCTCTGGTGGTTCTGCTGGATTAGGAGGAGACCGGTCTTGTTTTGGTTCTTCAAACTTGACGATATTTTTAAGTCTTGGAACATCCATTAGTTCGGAATAAAGCTCAATGAGTTCTTGAGCATCTAGCATTCCACCAGCTTCTTGAATGTTTGGCATCATAGGCATAACAATATTTTGCACGAAATTAGTAATGTTTTGCATTCTTTCTGATGGAGATTTGTAAGCCATAGAAAAAGGTTCTACCGCAAAGTTGTATTGAAGAAAATCTCCTTCACGCAATTCGGGTGTCCAAGTAATGTCAAACTTGTAACCATTGATTTTTCTTTCTTGAGGCATTTCTTGGAACGGGTCATTCCACAATAACCAACCTAAGTCGCTGCAAATATTTTCAGTAAACTCAACAACTCGGTACTGCATATTAGCTTCACGCTTAGAGACTGCACCATGTATAAGTTTGTCTTGTGTAGCTGTGTCAGAACTTGGGCCAAGAC